TGCGACAAACCGGCCATCTGTGCCTGATCGCCTTCGCCGCGATCTACCTGTTTCATTCCTGCCAATGGAGACAACCGCGATGAACGCGATCGATCCCCGAAAACAGATCTTCGGCGCTATCAAGGAAGCACGCGACGACAAGCCGTTCGAACAGATGGAAGTCGGGGCTATCGACAATCTGCTCGACGCGCTGGGAGTTCCCCACAATGACGGGAATGGGCGGCGCATAAGCGCGGAGGGCCTCGACCTGATTAAAGAGTTCGAAGGCTGCGAGCTGACCGCCTATCCCGACCCCGATAGCAAAGGCGGGGAGCCGTGGACCATTGGTGTCGGCACCACTGTCTATCCCAGCGGACGTAAAGTGCGACCCGGTGACAGGATCGCAGAGGCGCAGGCACTGGAATATCTCGCCCACGATATCGCCCGTTTCGAGCGTGCCGTGAACCGGCTGACTGGTGGCATTACGACACAGGGTCAGTTCGATGCACTGGTTTCATTCACCTACAATGTGGGCGAAGGGGGCAAAGGAGACGAAGGGTTGAAGACATCCACCCTTCTCCGCTTACACAATGAGGGTGATTACGCAGCCGCCGCCAACCAGTTCGCCCGCTGGAAATATAACGATGGCAAAGTGTCTAATGGCCTGATCCGCCGCCGCGCAGCCGAAGCGGCGCTGTACCGGAGCGGATCATGAGCCTGCCATTCGCTCTGCCCGCCCTCTCCCCACGCATATGGCTGGCGATAGGTGTCATTGCCCTGATCGCAGCGGCCGCAATCGGCTTCGTCGTGATGTTCGACCATGCCGGTGAGCGCACCGTGAAGGTCGCTGCCGAGGCCGGTGGAACCGCTGCTGTCGCCGCTGGTCAGCAACAAACTCTCGAACAGTTGAAGGACGCCAACAATGCACAGCAGGATCTTCGCCATGCTGGCGAGCGCAGCGCTGATCGTTACGACCAGTGCCTGCTCGACAGCGACCGGCCAGCGGCTTGCGAGCGATACAAGCCCATCGCGCCTGCTGAGTAGCTGGTGCCAGGGCGATGCGCCCATTCGCTACGCACAGGCCGATGTTGCCGGTCAGGACGATCCCGGCAACCTGTTCGACAGCGAGCGGACGGTTACTGCTGTGCAGGAGCATAACGCGCGATGGCGCGCAGCGTGCCAGGACAAGGCCAGATGAGCGCGGCGCGCCAGCAGGAAGATATCCCGGCCGATCCGGCCACGCTGATCCGCCTTGGCACGATTGCTGCGGTTGATCTGCCCGCAGCGCGTTGCACGGTGCTGTACGGCGATCCTGACGATGAAGACGGCGGCGCGGTGTCGCCCCCGGTTCGCTGGCTGGCCCCGCGCGCGGGCGATACCGGGGTATGGCCCCCGCCGACCGTGGGCGAACAGGTCGTGCTGCTATCGCCCGATGGCCAGATCGGCGCGGCGATTGCCCTGCTCGGCATCGTTCAGAACAGATTCCCGCCGGTGGGGAGCGACCTGATCGAAACAATCGTGTTCGGCGATGGCGCGCGATTGTCCTACGATCCGCAGGCCCATGCACTGTTTGTCGTGTTGCCCGATGGCGGGACAATCGATCTGCAGTCACCCGGCGCAATCACGATCGATGCACCGGCAGGTGTTACGATCCGTGGCAATCTGACGCTGGACGGAACGCTGGAACTGTCAGGCGATGTGCTGGCACAGGGCGATGTGCAGGCGGGCAATATCAGCTTGCGCGATCATCGCCATCTGGGCGTTTCCACCGGAAATCAGCAAAGCGGCCCGCCCGCGTAACCACCATCGCCAATGTAGCAGCGCGTGTCACAAGCCAGCACTCTGGCCAATCGCGCGCGAAACAGGCTGAAACGCCTGCGATGATCGGTATGAACGCCCGCACCGGAACTGCCCTGTCGGGCGACGCGCATCTGGCGCAATCGATAGGCGATATCCTCTCCACACCGGTCGGCACCCGGTTGATGCAACGCGATTATGGCTCGCTGCTGTTCGAACTGATCGACCAACCGGTCAATGGCGCACTGCATATGTTGCTGCGCGCGGCCACGGCGATAGCGCTGCGTCGGTGGGAACCGCGGCTGAAACTCGATCGCGTTCGGATCGATGGCGAACCGGCAGCAGGCAATCTGACGGTCCGCATTGAAGGCCGCCGTACCGATACGCCCGATCCGAATGCCCGGATCGCGCTCTCTATCCCACTACCCCTGCTTACAAGCTGAAGGATCCGCAATGCACGGTTTGAAAATCACCGAATCCGCCACCGGCCCGCGCGCGATTGCCGCTGCCAGTCTTGCGAGCATTGGCCTGATCGCGACCGCGACCAGTTCCGGCGATGTACAGGCGAAGGCAGCGCTGGATGCTGCCTTCCCGCTCAACACCCCGGTGTTGATTGCAGGCACGCTGAAACAGGCCATCGGCAATGCCGGTGATGGCGGAACGCTCAAACCTGCCCTTGAGGCGATTGCCGACCAGTCCAGCCCTGTTGTCGTTGTCGTGCGGGTGGAAGAAGGGGCCGATACCGAAGCCACCGATACCAATGCGATCGGCGGCACGGTCAACAATACCTATACCGGAATGCAGGCGCTGCTCGCGGCCGAAACGCAGCTGGGGGTGCGCCCGCGCATTCTGGGCGCGCCGGGGCTGGATACACAGGCAGTGACGACCGCGCTGGCCGTGGTGGCGAAGAAACTGCGCGGATTTGCCTATGCCGCCGCGACCGGCGACGATGTCGCAGCGGTCAACTTGTATCGTGCCAATTTCAGCGCGCGCGAACTGATGCTGATCTGGCCCGACACTGCGAAGGCCGGGACATTCGCGGGCGACATAATCGCCCGTACACTGGGCCTTCGCGCGCAGATCGATGAACAGCTGGGCTGGCATAAAACAGTCAGCAATGTGCCCATCGATGGCGTAAACGGACTGTCGCGCGATGTCTGGTTCGACCTGCTCGATCCATCGACCGAAGCCGGTGTGCTGAACGATCATCAGGTAACCACGATTATCCGCCAGAACGGGTTCCGTCTGTGGGGCAACCGAACCTGTGCGGACATCGAACAGTCGCCCGAATTCTCTTTCGAAAGCGCGGTACGAACCAGTCAGGCGCTGCAAGACGAGATCGCTTCGATCGTCTCCCCTTACATCGATCAGCCGATGACGATTGGCTTGATCAAGAACCTGCTGGAAACCGGCAATGCCCGATTCCGTCAGCTGGCGGTGCAAGGGCGGATCATCGGTGCACAAATGTTCTTCGATGAAGATGACAACAGCGCGCAGGAACTGGCCGCCGGGCGACCCAACTTCCGCATCGAATACACGCCTGCCGCGCCGCTCGAGAACCCCGAGGTCAGCCTCGTAATCACCGATTACTACTACTCCGGCTTCGCGGACCTGCTGGTCTGATCGCCGCCTGACGTAGCACCAGAAACGAAAGGAAGCCGGTCATGGGCCTGCCCCGTAAACTGAAGAACATCAACGCATTCGTCGAAGGCAAATCGTACATCGGTCGGATTGCAGAATTCGAACAGCCGAAGCTGGCCATTGCCATGCAGGACTGGCGCGGCGGTGGTATGCCCGGCGGCGTCAAGATCGACACGGGCCTCGAGCAGATGGAGGCCAAGCTCAAGATGGGCGGGCACGAAGTCGCATTGCTCCGCAAGTTCGGCACGACCGAAGTGGACGGGGTGCGCGTTCGCCTTGTCGGTGCCTATCAGGCGGACAACGGCAGCTCTCCCGATGCAGTCGAAATCTTTATCGGCGGCCGCTTTTCCGAAATCGGCTTCGGCACCAGCAAACCGGGTGACGACACAGAGGAAGAATACACCGTTCCCCTGTCCTATTACCGGCGCGTGGTGAACGGCCGTTCCGAAATCGAAATCGACATGATCGCGGGCATTTTCCGCGTGAACGGCGTCGATCGTTATGCCGAGATCATGGCGATTATCTCCTGATCCGAACACCCCTGTCCGGTCCAATGCGGGGCACCGGACAAAGGATGGGCGGGCCGGTGTTTTTCCCCTGTCACACCGGCCCGTTTCCTGCCCCGTATCACCGCCCTCAAGCAGCAAAGCGATAGGGCAGACCACAACGCCTTCAAGCAGCACAGCAATAGGGCAGACCACAACGCCCTGATGTAGCGAAGCGATAGGGCAGACACCCAACAGGAATGCCTCGCATGACACACCCTACCGATACGCCCGCTCCTTCTGCCTCCAGAACTGCAGAGGACTGGCCGACCATCACTTTGTCGGCCCCTATTGTTCGCGGCGATCAGGAAATTGCGAGCATTCAGTTGCGAAAACCGAAAGCAGGCGAACTGCGCGGGCTGTCGCTGCAGGATGTGATTAACAGCGATATTACGGCGCTGCTCCAATTATTGCCGCGTATCACTGTCCCCCCTCTGATCGATCAGGAGGTCAACGAAATCGATCCGGCTGACCTGGCCGAGATGGGAGGCACCATCCGCAGTTTTTTTATGACAGCGGCGGAGCGCCGCCTGATGGAAGCGATTCTCGCGGAGCATCAGCCGAAGATCTGATGGCTGACATCGCGGGCATCTTTCACTGGCCTCTCTCGGAGCTACGCGATCTGGACGCAACTGAACTGTTCGAATGGCGCGAACGTGCCGTGGCGTGGTGGAACAGGACACAGACAGCCCCCGAAAGCGATAACTGATGTCGGGCAACAAGCTATCCCTGCTGGTCAACTTCGTCGGGGTCGACAAAATGTCGGGCGCGCTCAAGAACATTACTGCGCTGGGGCGCAAGGGGTCGGGTTCGGTCAAGGCTTTGAATGGACAGCTGAGAGGCCTGAATAAAACTCAGGCCGATCTGTCGGCATTTCAGAAGCTCAAGAAAGGGCTGACCGACGCAGAGCGCAAGGTTCATGACCAGCAAGCAAGCGTCAAGGCGCTGGCGCGGGAAATGAACAAAACCGGTAAACCAACTGCGGCACTGACCCGCAAGTTCGACGAGGCCAAGCGAGCAGCCCGCAAGGCAAAGTCTGAATTCGAAGGCCAGCAAAAAAAGCTGGAATCACTGCGTCGGTCGCTTGCTGGGGCTGGCTATGCCACAACCGATCTGGTCGGGAGCGAGAAGCGCCTGCGCGATGCGGTGGCGCGGGTAAACGGCGAGCTACAGACACAAAAGGCCCGGTTGGCACAGATCGCCAAAGCGCGCGAGATACAGGCTTTCGGCAGCAAGATGCGTGGTGCCGGTCAAACGGCGAGCCTCTATATCTCCGCGCCAATCATGGCCGCTGGATATGCTTCCGAGCAAGCTGCCCGAACATTCAACACATCGATGGCCAATATCTCGACGCTGGTTGATACATCGACCGAATCCATCGATGGAATGGGCAAGCAGGTTCTTTCGCTGTCACGACGCGTTCCGGTCCAGCTCGATGAGTTGCCCCCTGCCCTGTACAACATCCGCTCCGCAGGCATCGATGCTAGCCGCGCGATGCAGGTGCTGGAAGGATCGTCGAAACTGGCTGTCGCCGGATTAGGTACGACCAGCGAAGCGGCGGATATCTCGACCAGTGCGCTCAATGCCTTCAATCTGAAGGGAGATCAGGCGGCAAGGCTGTACGACACGATCTTCAAAACTGTGAAGCACGGGAAGACGAATATCTCTCAGCTGGAACAGGGATTTGGCGGTGTCGCGGGCACGATTGCAGCGGCAGGCATTCAATTCGATGAGTTTCAGGCCAGTGTGGCGGCAATGACGACCACCGGTTTGCCAGCATCGCAGGCGTACACCCAATTGCGTGCCATCGTGTCCGGCCTGACCCGCGAAACCACACAGAGCCGAAAAGTGTTCCGCGCCTTGGGATC